TCATAAAGATATATTAACACAATAAAAAAGGGTCTCCTGTTTAGGGGACCCTTTCTTTGTAAAATCTTTATAGTTGTTTACCGATTCATGAAATTTATTTTCTGATACATTATTTTTATATTTAGTAGATGACGATAAGTCACCTATTAATAAATCAAAACTATTATCTATTATCAATGAATTGTCAATATCTATAGAACTATGCTCTATTAACAATTCTGATTCCAAATAACTCTTATCAACAAAATTATCCAAAATGATTTTATCATCCATAATTGGAGATCTATCACCGTTGGAAGAAACAAAGGAAGGTTCCATGCCATCAGGAGTTGAACTAACTTCAATTCCTGCATTTCTTGCAGCATTCAATATTTGTTCTCTTGTAAACATTAGAAAATACCTCCTTTTCTGCATTATACTTCTTTTAATTTTAATTTGTCAAAGTTTATTAAACTCTGATTCACTATATTTAGCTGTTTTTCGTGTGCAAGTACACCATAATCCATAATATCATTGTATTTTTTTATGTCTACTGGAAAAGTATAAACACACGCTCCAAAACCGAGTAATCCTTTGGCTAAAGTTATCAATTTACTTCTTTTAACATTTGTTAAATCTTTAGGATGTTCTTTTATATACTGCTCTTCTTCTTTAGAAAATTTAATATCAACATTATTATGTTTAAGACTTTTCATTACTTTTTTTAATTTATTGGCACCTGCTAAACTGTCTAAATCAAGCAAATCTTTACTCTCTATTTCAAACTTACCATATACTACTGCTCCTTTTTTTGATTGATTACCTGCCCACCAAGTAGCAGCATCTAAATCATCAACAAAAAAATAAGCCCCATTTCCCAACCAATGATTGACTCTAGGCTGACATATAAATTTTTTCTCTTCAATAATAGAATTAGCATTGATTAAACTTGTTCCATGATATATATCTAGCTCCATCTTTAAATGTGATTTCTTTCTTATTTATAATTTATTAATTACATTATACTATAATACGTTTCCAAATAGACTAAGAAAGATTAAATACGTGAAGAGGGCCATTTTGATTTTATGAGTAAAAACAAAAAAGCCCCCACAAATAAATGTGAGGGCTGCAATAAAATAAATAAGGATAAGAACCATTTAGATGTACTTTTTAGTACCTTTAAAATATAGCAATTAAGTTAATTAATTACCATTGTCATTACTCCACTTTCGCTCAAATTTGAGCATTAATAGATTTTTGACTAACCTTTAAAGCCTGACCCTTGAGCATATTGAATTGGAATGTATTCATCAGTAGCAACTTGGTAGGCGTAGCCTATATTTGGCAAGTTCACTAGCTTATCGTTAGTTTGCCAAGAAGTACCGCCTTTAAATACTTTATTACTATCTTTAATTGATTCACCTTTAGAATTGTACGCAAGTACCCCGTAATTATTGAGGTAGTTCACTACAACTGTACCTTTAAATGTTGAACTGGACTGTGGAAGTAACGTGTCAACACCAATTACATAGTAAGGCTTATCTTTTATGACTGTGATTCCATTTGATTTCCAACTTGTTCCAGAAATAACATCAGTACCAACATTTGCTTTTCCTTCATTATTATAGGTAGTAAATGCTTTGTAAGAATTGCCTTTCACGTCCACGTTATTATTAATAGTTTCGTTAGGGTCAACTTGTGGAGATTGTCCACCAGTGAAAAAATTATCGTAGTTTTGTGATACATCAAAATTTCCATAGCTCCCAGCAAAATTATATGTGCTGCCCCATTGCCATGAATGATGATTTGAGTACCATTGCTTACCACTAGAATTATATGGATAAGAGGCAATCCACCCTTGGTTAACGTCCATCTTTGAACCTAACCATGAGCTCATAGTATAGACGGCTGAACGGTAACCATACTTAGCAACTTGTTCCATGAAAGCCTTGTTATTAGCATTATTAGTTGCTCTTGATAATCCGTTTTGCTGTTCAGCCTCTACATCGGCTACAAGGACTGAACCAACTGGTAACCCGTCTGATTTGGCTAAACTAGCAGCATAATTAGCTTCAGCAATAGCACCAGAAACAGTGCTATACCTGGCAAAATGGTAGCCATTAATATATAAACCAGCCGCTTGTGCAGTGTAAATGTTGTTAGCAGCCGTGTAGTCATGGTAGTAAGTACCTTCAGAAATCTTAGTCACCACAGACTTAACTCCGTAGTTATTGAGCATATCCTGAAAATTAGAAACAGTCATATAGCCATTATGATTACTGACGTCAACCATATCAGTTCTAGCTGCTGTCACATTAGTTGTACAAAAAAATAGACCTGCAATAAGCAGACCTACAATATAAATTAATTTATTTTTTAGCTTCATTATTATCGCCCCTATTTCTTAATTTTTCCAAATTGTCAGTAATCCAATTAGGTAACGGAATCCCCATAATTCCCAAGTTTTCTACAATTGAAATACCATATTGACCAATAAAAAACATCAAAAATAAATTAGCAAAGTTGGCTAATCCCCAGCAGTCAACTAGCGGATAAAAAATAACTCCTATTCCTGCTATGACAGTATGTTTAATAAGTCCTTGTCTACCAGTTGTTGAATTTAATCGCTCATTTGAGTTTCTAAAAAAACCTTTCAAAAAACCGGTAGCTAGGTCAACTAAAATAATAATAATAAACGTTAAAAACCAAGGATTTTCAACTAATTTTTCAGCAGCAAACCACCATTCCATAAATCCAAAATGTGGTGTAGGTTGTGGCGCATAGTACATATATATTCATCTCCTATACAAAAAAAGAGCAGCCGTTAAGCTGCTCCCTCTTCTTTATAATCTTCACCAACGATTTGCTTGTAATCATCAGCGGTAATATTTTTATTCTTAACTAAATCTTTGATATTGTCTTTAGTTCTTGTTCCCCATGATAGTTGTACTTTTAATAAGAAAATCATTTTATTACCTCCTATTTATCTGATATTTCACTTGTATTATTTTTTAACTGATTATTGGTCAATTCTGTAATAGATTGTTTAATTTGTTCAATGTCGGTTCCTTGAGCAATAACCAGATTGGTTAGTTCTGTATTGGACTTTTGGTTTTCCTCATCAGGTGTCATACCTGTAGAAATATGAACTAACTTATTATCTGATTCTCGAATGGTCCACAAATACTTCTCGTCAACAGAAAAGGCTGGGACACTATCAACTAGCACCCAACCCTTGTCACCAAACTTTTCAACTTGTGATCTTGCCCCATCTTCATTTGTGTCGTTTACATGAAGAATATTTCTATTGCTGTCTAGTTGTACTGCTATTTTCATGTTCTACCCCCTTAATTTTTATACGTTGAAATTCTAATTACTGATAATGGAAATTCTACAACTTTGGATGAAATTGAATTTTTGGCGGTAAGTGTAATAGAAATATTGAGAATTCCCTTTGCCAATTTAATAATTGTAGAATTTACCTTTTGAATCGTATATGAACCAGTACCCATTTCCCAATAATTAGGTGAAGGATTATCTTGAAAACTAACTTTTCTATTAATTAAATTTTGTAGATCTTTTGAACCATCAAAGCTATTTCCCAAAACTAAATCCTCTTTAGGAATCTTAATTGTCGGAGCAGAATTTAATATTAATCTTTGATTTGAAACGCCGTCGGTATCGTTTGCCAGTGAAATTTGAATACCATCCATGCTATTCTCAAAATAATTTGATAATCCTGATAGTACAATATTTCCGCTTGCTGAACCAGTAAAAAGATTAATAGATGAAGGTAATTGTGCTACTGCTTTTTGAGTTGAAAATGTTGCAATAAGCTCGACAACAAATGAGTAATTTGCACCAGTAGCTCCAGCACTATTCCCATCGTTAACATATCCATCTTCATGACTAATGGTCATCGTCTTATCCGCATTATATTTCAAATGAATTATAGCAGGCTTAGTGTTACTTCCATCTAAACCTTCTCCGACCCCATTAATAGGAATATCTAATTCTTGACCAGATGCTATATCAGATTGAGAAATATAGATTGGATATGGACTTGTGGTGGTAAAATATCCATTTTTAGCTACATTATTTAGGTCGTAATTCAATTCAAGATTTGATACTGCACCTTTAGTTCCTGATGTCATCACAGTCTTTTGAATATGTCCAAGGATAGTTAATCCTGAATATTGACCAAAAGGATTCGAACCAGGATCATCTTTGAAAGTAACTGTTAAATCTTTAGTTGGATCATCAGTACCAGACCATTCAAGATTACGTTCAGTAATTTCTCCATTAGCAAGTGAACCAGGGTAAATATCTACACCTGCAGCAGGATGATCTGGATCAGTGCTCCCACCAGTATTGTTATTCCATTCCCCAGGTAATGTAACTAATGAATCAGCATCAGGAAGAATGCTCGTAACATTTCCATCTTTATCAATAGTCTTAAACCCGTAAACAGCAGAGCCTAATGCTTCAGCAACTTGTGTTATGGCATTCTTATCTTGACTTTTGTTGTCGGTATACACTAATTTATTTTGCAATTTCTTAGCAATACCTTCATCTTGAATCTTGTCATTAACATCAATTTCAGCAATTTTAGTATTAACATAGTCTTTTGATGCCATACCACTAGGATCAATAGTCACTGTTACATTTTCCGTACGACCAACAATTACATACATGGTAATTCTAAATTGTAATAACACTTGATCTGCAAAATCTGGCATAAATTCAGGTTCAACAGCGGTGTTCAAAGCATAAAGAATTTCTTCATCCTTACCATCTTCTTTAGCATACAAACCTACTGCATTAACCAAATATCCTTTATCAATACCTTGATTAGTAAATAAAATCTCAGTCCCGACTACACTCTTTGAATTAGGAATATTTTCAGTTTGATTCGTGATTGAACCTGTTTGAATTTCATTAGGCAGTACTGTTAAATTTTGTAATTCTGCTTCACTCATGGCTGTTAAATCATCAGCTGTAGCAGTCGCTTTTGTGATAGTAAATTTTGTCTTACCATTAGCTGCTCTTGTAGCTAAATCTAAGCCGACTGAAGTTAAAATTGTTTCATTATATTTAGACACTAATACTCAACTCCTTTGGATATGTTTTTAGTTCGATAGTTATTTGTGGTGGAACTGAACCTATGAATTGCTTTCCATAAGCTTCAGTATTTTCTTTAATTAATGCTCTTGATTTAGCCATAACCAAAACTTGTGATGGAACCGATCCGGTATAAATTTCTGTCTCAGAATCAGCATATGTTTTTAGTCGTGGATTAGAAACTGCATCAATTTCTGAATTAGTGGCAATGCCGACAAATATCTTCAATTCTGTTTCAGTTTCCGCCGTCGTAATAATACTAAAAGTTAGATTAGCAGGAAGATAAACGTTTAACAGATATTTCAAACGTTTAATCTGATCCTTACTAATCTCACTTCTTTTTGCTGTTGCGATTACATTTCTAACAGCATATTCGACATTTATTGATGCTGGTACGTTCAATGTATGAAGCAGTTCATTGAAATACCGCAGAGTTATAGGCTTTGGTGGCAATAACCTCATCAATACGTTGTATCTTCTAGTTTCCAATGAATCATTTGGATTAGCATCAATACCTAGTTGATCTTCAAAGATTGAAATACCTTCAAGATCAGCTTGAATAACAAATTGATTCAATAACGTTCTTAAAATCAAATCATCAAAATCTCCAAAGTCTACTTGCTCTGCAGCAACCAACTTTTGCATTTCATAAACGTCATCATAATATTCTGGCAAGTAATCCTGTAGTTTAACCATTCAAACTCACCTCGCCAACAACTGGTAATTCTGATAAATCATTATCAAACGTGAGTTTTATATCATCATCTTTTTCGTTCAAAATTGGAATGGAAGCATTGACGACTCCATCTACTTTCATAATTGCAGCAAGGATTTGTGAACGGTAAATTGTGAGTGCATAACCTCTTCCAGTAGTCCGGTTAATTTGACCCCAGGCAATTCTTCGTAATTTAAAATAATCTTCTATAGCGTCCAATATTTTAGGCTTTAAAGCATTTATATCGAACTGACTATCAACTTCAATGTTAGTTGAAATATTAACAGTGACAGGCTCTGGTGCTACTACAGTTACCTTGTGGTCTATAGGAGCCAATCCATAACCTAAACTTTCAGAATCTGTTGGATCTATTTCCTCTTTGACTTGCTTTAATAACACATCACTAGCAGGCATCAAATCGTTATCCAAAATGACTAGCTTAACTGTTCCACCACCATTCCAAACCGGATAAACTTGAGCTGAACCAACTGCAGATATCTTCGAAAGCATATCCAAATAGTCAGCAATATTACCACCATAAGCAATCCAAGAATCAGTCGATAACAGTCTATTTCTAAGATGCTCATCTGTTTCATTATCTTTTGCTGGAATAGAAACCTCAATAATTTCAGCCCAGGATAAAATGTCATTTGGAGTGACCGGTAATATTTGGCCAAGATATCCATTAGGACGTGTCCCAACTTCTTCGGCTTCCAGAATACCGGTCAAATCATCATTAATCTTAGTCACTCGATAAAAAATCGGATTATCACCCAAACTAGCAAATCTATCACCAATTTCGACATTGTTAATGGGATTGCCTTTTGAATCTAAGAAATCAGCTTTAACTTGTGCTGAAGTAGCCATTTGTCTGGCGGTTCCATGCTCAACTGCTCGATAATCAAGAAACTCATTATCTGCAGTTTTAATATATGTTTCCTTAACGATATTAGATAACTTTAATGACTGTTGAGCCATGACCATTGCTGCAGGTGCCAAAGCATCATAAATAATTGAACCTTGTCTTTTATCAATATCATCTGGAACTTTAGCCATCATCTGATTTAAATAAAACTCAAAATTTTGTTTTTCAATCTTACTAGCTAAATCTTCAGGAGTCATTTACACTCACCTCACTTTCAATTGGAATATCACCATAAATTGTCGTACATGATCCATGCACTTTAAGAATTGTCTTATCCAAAACTTCAATATCATCAACAGTAACAGTCAAAATACGACTATCGGCTAATAAGGCTTCTTTAACCATTCGTTCAACTTCAACAGTCGCATAATCAAAGCTCTTACCGAACAGTTCAAAAAAATCATTTCCATATTGATTATCATAAATTGGATAAACAAAACGTTCTGTTTTAAGAATCTTATCAACTGCTTGAATCATTGCTTCATGACCATCAAATTTATTCAAAATACGTCCATTTTTGATTTCATAAGTTTTCGTAGGATTATCCATCTTAGTTATCATCTCCTACTCTGTCATTAGTTCTTTCAAGAACAAAGAATTGCTGACCACCATTAAAACGAATCATCACTACTGAATCACCATCTTTTAATGTTCCGTCAATTTCAATAGTTTCAAAAACATCGGGGCGATTACCAGATGTATCTCCAATAGAATCATGATGAGCTAGCACTCTGATACGCTCCTGATGTTTGGTAACTTGTCTTCCAAGTACTAAAAAAGACTCAGACAAAATCATTTGGTTAGATGTCTGAATCTTTAATGGATCACTTGAAATTACTTTTCCATAAACAATATCGGCATAATCTGATTCGTTACCACCTTTACTATTCATCATTCCGAGGAGTTGTTCTCCAGCCATGGCTCATTCACCTTCATTTCTAAATCACATTTATAATCCACGTCAAAAGTATGAGTAGCCTTCATAATTGCCGTGTTATTAATCCAAAAACCAGCCTTAGATAAATCATCAATTTGAATATTCACAGAATTTCCAGCTACCATAGATGTATCACCTAAACAGGTCAAACTTAATGTATAAGTTTCCCTGTTTTTTTCTTTCAGCAATTCATCTGCTCGCTGTTTCATTTGAGCATCATTGGCTTTATCTTTAGCATTCTCGACCTTTTGGAGCTTACCCCAATCTCGAACATTACCTGCACTACTATCGGTATAATTGAAACTAGTTTTAGCAGGATCGTCACCACTAGATCCTTCACTAACAGATGAAGTTGAACTAGTCTGTTGTGATTCAGCTTGATTCTTTTTTATAACACGAACTGAATTAGCGGCTTCATCAATTGATTTCTCAAAAGAAAAGCCAGTCAACAAGGACTGGTCACCGACAATAATATTTAATTCGTTATATGGAGCTTTTCTCAATTCAACAACATCATAATTAGCAAAGATATAATACATTTGATTAGTAGCCTTTTGAGTCTTATCAATGCTAGATTTCAACATATCAAAGTAAGTTTTGGAATCGGCCACTTCAGCAGGTAATTTATAGCTCGAACCATTAACAACTTTGTGACTGATTTCAGCCATCTTACAAACAGTATCAAACCTATCCGAAATAGTCGATATTGGCCAAACTAATGAATCCTCATTCTTTAAGTATCTAGTTTTATCATAGGCAGTAATACTGAATTTCTTATTTTCTTTAAAGCTAACTTTGAAGATATAACCATAGAATATCTTTTGTTCATCCCATTGAAATTCGACTACATCTCCATCTTGAGGATAAAAACTTTCGTCAAACAATAAATCAAACGTTAATGTTCCTGCGGCAAAGTTTAGATTAGTTACCCATTTAACATTGTTGACTAATTGACTAACATCCCACGTATCACCGGCATGTCGACGACTAATTGTAAACTTAGTAATCAAGTTGACCTCACATCACTTTCCTTGACCCAGCCGCGTAAACCACCATCTAAAGTAGTAACGTGATATGGATATAAAGCCCCAGGTGCAACTAAAGAAATCTTTCTAGTAGCATTCTGTTCTGTTAACCCTGGACCATTTCCTTGACTATCCCGATGTAATAAACCATTAACAATCACAATTGAACCCATTCCCACCTTTTTGGGTGGACTAGGACGTGCTTCAACAGTCTTTTCTGGCTGTTGTTTAACGCCTATTTTTTTTGCTTCAAATGGTCTGAATTCTTTTAACGACAATGTGTAAGTATATTCGCCATCATATCCATTCTTCATACCATATTCAAAACTGGCAATCGTTGACTTCAGAGAAACCTTAGTAGTTGAAATAACCAATCTAATTGGTTTTTTTAATTTTCTAGCTGATTCAATCCAATCGATATAATCCTGAGCTGAATTCAATAATTCTAACGCTGAAACATAATGCTCTGCCTTAGGATCTATAGGTAGTGAACTCTCAATGCTAATATCCTGTAATTTGTCTTCACCCAATAAATTGACTTCACCCAACTTAATAACCGATTCGGTCTTATCATCGCTTTCGAGTTTGACCGTAATTTCTGCTGGATTAACCGGCAATTCAATCGTTTCATTTGAATCATTAGTTAAATAAAATCCTAAATGATTATCCACATACATCATCTCCTATCCTAGTGAAGCATTATTTCTGTCTATTAAATATTGTTCAATAATTGAAACTAATTTTTCACCATCATAGTTTTCATTCCCTGTGCTATTGATTTGAATTGCTCCAGGCGAAATGTTAACAGTGCTTTGACTATTTGACGTTGTACTGCTATTAGCACCTTTTGAAACAATACCACCAGCACCTATAACTGGATCATCATTTTTTAAATCATTTTGAATCGTTCCATTAACACCTAGATTGGATCCATTTAAACCTTGAAAGGTTGTCATCAAAGTGTTTAAAACACCTAATGCACGTTGAAAACCATTTGCTAACATATCACCAGGGTTATTTGCTAATCCACTCATAGTCATTGGTCCAATTTGAGGATTCATATTAGAAGCAGCGTCTACTACTCCTTGTGCCATATTGGCTGAAGCATCAGCTGCAGCGCCTGAATCTCTATTCAATCCATTGATTAAACCTTGATCAACCCAACGCCCGTATTGATTAAACAATTTTGATGGTGAACCAATATGAAGCACAGACTTAGCAGCAGAAACTACTTTACCAGCAACACTCTTAACTGCACTGACAGCCGATCCAATCATTGATTTAATACCATTAACTAAGCCTTGAATTAAATCTTTACCTACACTAACCAATGAATTAACAAACCCCTTAGCTGCATTAACAGCATTCTGAATTCCACTCGAAACTGCTGTTACAACCCTAGACATAGCACTAACAATGGCAGTTACCATCATTGTTCCAGCCATAATAAATGCTGTTGCCAAGGTAATAACCGCTGAAGCTACCATAGTTAAACCACTAGCAACAATCATAAGAGCAACACCAACGATAATTAATCCTGCTCCTAAAATGATAGCTGCAACTCCAAGTAATAATGCTCCAATAGCTGCAATCATCATAAGTGGTGCAGCCATCATTAAAGCGACGGCGAATATCATCATTCCAACACCAGCAACAATTACAACAGCTGCAATCATAATCAAAGCTACTGCCATTAATAGCAAACCAACTGCAGCTAGCATTGACATAACCGCAACAATCATTAATCCAGCCCCTAGCAATAAAGTACCAACTGCAGCAACCATTGCACCGACACCAATTAATAATAAAGCTGCACCAAATAAAATGGCACCAATTGCACCTACTACAAAACCAACGCCAAGAACTGCAATGGCAATTCCTAGTGCTAACACACCAACAGCCCCAACAATAGCAGCTAATCCAAACACAGCCATAGCTCCGGCTAATGCAAGAAGTCCAACTGCTGCGCTAGTTCCATATGTTGAAATAATAGGTAATTGAGTAGCAAGTAAAGCAATACCAGCAGATGCTATAAATACGGCAACACCAATTAATAATAAAGCTGCAGCAAATATTACAAAGCCAACAGCTCCAACTATTAATGCTGGTCCAAGTATCCTTACAACAATAAGTAATATCGTAATTGCTGCAAACATACCAAAGAATACAGCTATTGCTGCACCACCAGATGATGCAATTCTTTGAGTTGCCATAGCCATTAACAGCATACCTCCACCAGCTAGTGCAACTCCCGCACCTACTAATAGCAACGCTGCACCCAGTTTAAGATATGCACCAGCTGATTGTGCTATTCCTCCAGCTTTAGGTGTTTGAGGCAATTCAGGGGTTTGAGGAACTTTAGGTTGTTTTAATCCTGAAAAGGCATCTTTAAATGCTTTTATTCCTTTGGCTACTCCCATAGCTGTTTTGATAGCTTTAATTGATACAGCCAAAATTCCTACGGAAACAGCTATGGCCTTAATCTGTCCTGCATCCATTTTTGATAAAGCATTAAGACCTGCTATCAATCCAGCAAAAGCTATTCCTTTAAGTCCAGTTTTCATAATCAGAAATGCTGTTCCTATCGCTTTTATAGTTCCCGGGCTCAATTTGGATACTGCATCAGCAATTGCACTAATTGAATCAGCGGCACCCTTAATTGCACCACCGGCTATGTTTCCTAAACTTTCAAAAGGATTCTTTCCTTTGCCAGACATTTTACTAAACACCTTACTTGCTGAATCCTTTAAGGTTCCAAACATTTGTTGAACTGAGGAAATAGCTCCTGTATCTTTAAATCCATCAAACATTTCTGACGCAGATTTTTTAACGAAGTTAAATACTTTTAAAGCGTTATCTGCAAGTTTTCCAAAATCTATACCATCAATTGCATCAGTAAGACTACTTATCGCATTAATACCAATACTACTGAACTTTTCAAACTGAGGACGTAATTTTCCACTTAATGTTTCAACTAAACCATCCATTGCTTGATCCACGGTCTTGTACTCAGTTGCTAACTTAGTAAATCCCTTGCTATTACCAACTGTAGAAATTGCATTAAAGAAGTCTTGTGTTTTCACGCCACCATCTTGAATCTTTTGTACTAATTGATCAGTAGACATTCCCATCTGTTTAGCAACAGCCGCCATACCAGCTGGAGATTGTTGTAACATTAGCTTAAAATCGGCCCATTGAACTTTTGGCATTGCAGCCATCTGAGTAGCCTGAGTACTTAGAGTTTTCATAGCTTGAGCAGGATCTTGTGCAGCACCAGCCAATCCACCAAATCCTTTCACTAATTTAGTAGTATTTTTGGTTCCAACAGCCGCTAGTTGAGCATAAGTTGTAGACATATCCGATGCAGAATAAATTGTTTTAGTTGCATAATCGGAAAGTTCATTTTCAGTCGCCTTAATTTGTTTTGGTGTCTTACCAATAATTGACATATTTCCTTCAAAAGTTTGCCAGGCCTTACTGGATTCATTCATCTCACTAATCAATCCCTTAATTCCACTTGTTGCTAATCCAATTCCTTTAGTGATTCCAGTTCCAATAACAGTTCCACCAAGAACAGATTTGAACACCCCACCAGCTTGCCCAGCCGACTTTGTTAAACCGTCGAATGCACCACTACTGCTCAACGCCGATTTAAATCTATTAAATCCTGATTGCCCTTTATTCAGTCCAGCACTCAACTTTTCCAACGGTGCAGTAAACCCATCAAAAATTTTAATTGTGGAACTTATAGTAGCCATACGAACCTCCTCTCTAGCAAAAAAGGCTAAATCCTAGCGATGTGCTTTGGACTTAGCCTTTCTTTCTGCCTCTTTTTGTTGTTTCTTTTCCTCAGTGATTCTTATTTCAATTCCAGCGATAATTAATGCTCTTTCTCTATTTGAAAACGAAAGCCACGTTTGAGGCGTCCAGTGATATTCGTTCATTGCATAGAAATAGTAATTTAAATCGCCTGTATCACTAGAATTGGCTAGTTTTTTACTTCTTCACGAAGATTATCCACATCCTCTAAATCAAAACCACATAAATCTTGAATTTGGTTGAGTAATTCAGCATATTCTCCAACTTTTAACATTTTCTTCAAAAGTCCCACTGGATTAGCAATTGAGTTCCAACTCTTCTGTAAATCAGCATTATCAAGTTCAGGAGACACAACACATGCGGCTGCTAACAGATCAACATATTTAGACTGATCCACACTTGACGTGATTTGACGTGTTTGTCTGTCCTTAGTCTTCGTCGTTGCTTGTTTTTGAAGTACTGAGTTTTCATCTTCTGTAATTGATTTAATTACAAATGGTGCTTTGAATCGAGGAAACTTAACCTCCCTTGTTTCCGGTTTTGCATCCACATTTTCCATTAAAAAATCTTTAACATCTGTCAAAATATAATTCCTCCTAAATTTCAAATCCTGTAAATGGTGTTACTAAGTCAACTTCTTCAAACGTAAAATCTGATTCCCATTCCATTACGCCGTCATCAGCTTCAAAATCTCCAATAGGAATATCGTCTAAGTTAACTTCGCCTAAGTGAACTGTTTGCTTTCCAGCTCTTGAAGTAGGGTCTTCGATTGACAACGTGATTTCAAAGTATAAATCTTTACCACCTTGAATGTAAGGTAAAGCATATTTCAACCACGCTGAACTGATTACATATCCACCTAAAGTACCGGTACCTTCGACACTTGTTGTTTTCTTGTGTTTCCATCTACTACCAAGAGTTTGAACATCTTCCTTATTTTTCTCTAACTTCGCTGTAAATTTAGTACCTTCAATCAAAGGAATCACTTTTCCATCTATTGTGATATATAGTTTGGCGTCCTTTGTTGAAATAGTATCTCTACCATTTAAAAAACTACCAATAGTACTTGTTGATTCATCCATACTTAATTGCTCCTCTCTATTCGACAACAATTGTCATATATAATTTTTCCATGGAATCAATTGGTGTTACTGCCAGATTGACTAAGATTGAATCCTTATCGTCACCAGGATCAACCGTTAAATCGGACGAATCAAAATCTGCGATAATACCCGCCTTCATTAGATTAGACATGTATGCAACACGATTAGCCTTAAATAAGTCACGACCAGTTGAATCATTATTGACTTTTCCAATAAACATAGTTTCAAAAATATTTTCAGTATCAGTAGCAATTTGATCAAGCGTTCTGATAATGCGATTCTTGCTAAATTCTTTGGGTTTATCATCTGAGTACGTTGTTAATGAATTAATATCTTGTTCAATAACTACTCTTCCACCCCGCTTAGCAGTAAAAACAACCCAACCACTATTCAGTGCTTTAATTGTTAATTCATTATTTAGTGATGGATAGGTGGAGACTGCTCCAGGGTATTCTGAATAGGTTAATGACTTACTTGAGTCGGTTGCTGAAGAAATACCTGCAAAATAACCAGCTGCAGTGGTTGTATCAATTAAAGTTCCATCTTCAAGAATTACTCCATTAGCCACAACTGAAACGCCTTCGTTATCGTAATCATACCCGCCTTCATACACAGGAACAACTGCACGAACCTTATAACCTTCTTCATCCCTTAAACGTTGAACTGCTGTGGCAATTAATTGATGAATATTGTTCTTAGGTTCAAATCCTGCTGCGGTCACAACATTAAATTGTGCCGTTTCAAGAACATCATTCAATAAATCGGTAATCTCAACTGGTTTAGTAGTACCACCAGCCAAATCATAAGTTGTGGAATTGGCCAAAGAATCTAATTTATTAGTAGATGGCTTATCATCAACGCCGGGAACCGTATCAGAAATATTTACCACATCAATGTATTCATTAGATTTCAAACCACTTGCAGTTGTTGTTCTAATGACCTGTTGGTCAACAACTTCTGTACCATAAATCGTTGATACAGTGATTCTTGTAGCATCGTTAGGATCCTTAACCACAGATACATGAATGTCATTACCTTTAGTACCAGGGTACTTTGCTGTAAAAGTCCAAGGTAGAGCATCATTAGCGATTGTTGCTTTATCACCATCATTATTATTTAAAAATAATACGGTTAATGCACCTTTTAGCGTTTCTCTCAATGCTCCAAGTTCAGGAGTATTCAATGGTTCACCAAGCAATGCCTTAAAATCAGAATTAGAGTTCAATTCAATTATTCCTTTTGCTCCCCAGTTAAGAGTTACATCGCTAACTAAAAGCGTTCTACCTAAGCTAGTATCTGCTTTAGGTTGTGAAGCACCAACCGTATTAATATAAGCGCCAGGGCGACGTTTATTCTGTGTTGTCCATGTTCCAGCCATATTTATTTAATTCCTCCTTTAAACTTAATAATTTCTCGATTAGCAGCAGATAACGAATATTGTTTTGAATTATCAAGTACAATCTTCAAAATATCTCGGTCCATTGGACTAAATCCTGTGCTATTAACTAAAGATTCTTTGCTATAACTTTCAATTGCCATTAGCAATTCCTCCTTTAAACTTCATATTCTCCTGTTTAGGGGTGTTATCGACTTTATGAGCACGAATCCATACTTCAAAAGTCATTTGTAAGGTATTGTCATCAGATTGCTTGAAGTTTCGATTGCGAATCGTTGCATAATCTTTCAAATCAGTAAAATTATCCGCTAACACTTCTTCAACAGATTCCATATCTTCATTTGGTCTATCAATCTTGGGAAAATAAACAATCTGATAGGCATACTTACGATTTTGAATATCAAACAATTCAGGTTTCACACCTGTGTCCACTTTTTGTATAAAAAAAGATGGCTCTTCAAAGCCACCTTTACGGTTTTCTCTATTAATTTGAATATTTGGATATAACTCAGCGAGTTCATTCCCGATAAGTTCAACAATGCTCTCTTTCAATCAAATAGACCTCCTAAATCTCTCAAGATAGGTGATAGTAATTGTGGCATTTGAGCATCAATTTCAAACATAGTCTTCATAAGCATATGAGTACCAGGTACCCAACTGGCCTTCAAGCGTTTGCCAATAGTCGGAACATATCGACCTGGTGTTTGTCTGTGTCCATCTTCAACATATGAGGCGTACTCAGTATTATTTTGAAGTTCAATTACAAAAGCATTTCCTGTATAAGTTGGACCAACGATTGACCATTGTCGTCTTAAGTTACCTTCTTTGACTGGTGTCATGGATCTAACATTTTTACCAGCTTGAACACCAACTTTAAATGCAGTCATTTCGATTTCCTGCTTTATCATTCCGGAATCGATTTTATTCTTAATTTTATTGGCAAATTGTTGAAACTGAGCATCATCAATCGTTCCCCAACTCATCAGTTACCACATCCTTAGCTTTTTCATCCCTAATCATCGCTACCTCTTGATGACTGACATAACCTCTGTATCCCTTACTTGAGCGCTTATATTTAGTGATATGACCATTTACATCAGTAACGGTTATATCAGCTCCAGCGGGAATAGAAACATTATTATCAATCAAAAGTTTGGCATCGTACTGATCCGTTCCAAATTCAGTTTGGTTACCAGGTTTTAAACTACCAAGAATCACTTTACCTGGCCTATCTTCACAAATGGTAACGGGCTCATCTTCACTGAATGGACCATGTTTGCCGTTCTTAACACCAATGATAGTGACCCGATCATTCCAAACTTGTTCAATAATTCCATTCATCTTTTTAAATACTGATTTCATCGTTGTACTCTCCTAAAACCATTAAGTTGAGAGATGAAATTATCAGTAATCGGATTAACTGATTGAAGTGTGGAGTAGACATCAGCAGGTGTTTTGAATGAAACTGAAATATCTCCTTCAGATAATGAGGTAACGCCATCATTTCTATCTTCAATAGGCGTTAATAATTCGTGAGTATCAATTACTTGTACACACATAGAAATGATTGTCATATCAAGTTCCTCAGGCATCAAATCAATAGAGATATGAATGTAATTACTAATATCACTAACCACTTTATCAACCACAAAATCAATAACGCTTGAATAATTTTTATTACCATTATCAGGAACCAAAACAGCTAATTTAGTTGTAATATTTTCCTTTCTTGGAAATTCAATCATTTAATCACCCCTAATTCACTGGAACTAAGGCCAACAAATCATCTTTAGCCGTCTTACCAGTATGATCAATGTTATTAGCATCTAACCAAGCTGTTATTTCAGCTATCGTATTCGAACTAGTTGGCTTATTCAGTTTAGGGGTTACGCTTTTGGGGCTGTTACTGTTTTATCAGCAATAACGAACTCAATTCCCTTAGTTTTAGTCTTCAAAAGTAGTACATCATCATAAGAATCTTCATAGTACAAATAGTTACCACTGTTTTGAGCAGATGGTGCATCAAAGCCAGCAAAAGCATACTTTTCAGGTGCAACTTGAACACCATTGTAAATTAAAAACATCTCAATTTGCTTAGCATCATCTTCAAGTTTTGAACCAACTGTAAAATCAAATGCCGTTTGCATTAAGTCTGATGGAATAACATTGATAGTTACATCATCAAGACTATACACAGAACGTTTGATATTAGCTTGATCACTTAAAATAATTGAACGATTAATCGCATCTGCACTCTTTAAAATCTTATTAATTTGAGGTGTGACATACAAAATACGTCCAGATTGTGGAATGCGTTGTTCATCAAAGTTGGCCATCATATTATCAAAAGCCCCTAAGATGTTCTTTTCATCTAACGTATCAGTTGAAATACCGCCATCATTTGCAGCTACTTTTTCTTTATACAATTTACTGAACATGTATCGGTCTTTTTCTGGTAGCTTCTCATCAAGGTTAAATTGCTTAGTGATATTAGCTAGTGAAATGACCATATTAGATTCATCAATATCAGATGGATCAACTAATGTTGACCAATAACGTTCATTCTTCAATTCATATGAATCCCAATCATTGGAATAGTTAGAAACAATTTCTGTGATTGTTCTGCGACTTCTATCCTTACGGCCTGAGTCGATTGTCAAACGTGGTAGTTTAATATGTTTTGCTCCATCAAATTTAATTAATGAGTTAGATGGTGAATTCCATAATGCAGCTGAAAATAAATGTCCATCATAGAAACCTTGTTGAATAGCTTGTTGATATGCATCAGCATAGTTAATTGTTGCCATTATTTATTACTCTCCTTTAAATATATTAGTTAATGTTTGAACGTCATTCTTATCATTGGAACCATTACCTCCAGCAGGGCTGTAGTCTTGATGTTGTCCTTCATCAAAGAGGTAACCATCAGACTCTTTAAGTGACTCAAGTTGATCATTAACACCAACTAATTCGCCCTTATCATTTAGCTTGATATCGTCCATATTCAATAGACCTTTGATAGCTTTAGGATTACGAACCTTAGCGGTAGTCAAAGTCTCATTCAAAGCGCTGTTCAATTTAGTTTGACTTAGTTGATTATTAAGATTAGTGGTATCAGTTTTGTATTTATCTTGTAAATCACTAAGTTGACTAGATAAATCATCATTATCTTTAACCTGTTTGGATAGTGACTTGATATCCTTATCACGTTCAGCAAGTTGAGCTTTATAAGATTCATTTTCTTGCTTGATTGAGTCGACATCACCAAATGATTTTTTGACATTTTCAATATCAGCACCATTTTTCGACATGATTTGTTCAATGACTTTATCGTCTAAGTTCAAACTCTTTAAAAATTCTCGTTTCATAATTAAAAATCCTCTCTCGTTAGATTTACGTGGAACGGCCACATTTGAGGTATAAAAATTAAGCACTTTTACGACTTGCTCAGGTCAATTTGATTTATCCAAAGGATTGATACCAATAACCATATTTTTAACTAACTTCTTAGTATTATTTTCTGGCTAGCCGTATTTTTGCTTCCATTCATCAAAGCTCATATTGTTAATAATCTTGCCTTTACCTGTTTCGGGATCACGCATCCAACGTTCTTTAACTTCAGGTAATCCTTCAATATAAGGAACTGTAGTACACCGGCAATGAGGATGAATTAATGGATAGTTAATGCCTTCCTTTTTCTCCGGCATTTTAAATATTTCACCATCTAAATGAGCACACACTTCACAAGTATGAGATTCAAGTGTTGCCATATATTCATACTCTTCAATACCTGATTCTTCATAAGCCTTTGAAGTAGCCTGTTCAGCAATGTGTCCCATTTCGGTAATAACCAAGCGGTGTATTTGATGTCTACGAATACTTTCAAATCTTTGTTGAAACATCTTAGTAATACGTTGAGGACTATAACCCATGAACGTTCCACGTAACATCACATCAACTAATTGTTTTGGAAGTTCTTCATGATAATTTTTCCAAACACGTTTAGAGAAATCTTCTTTGTGCCAAGGCTGATTAACAATATATTTAATCTGGTCTTCATTAAACCTAGCAAACTCACTGGTTAATTTAGCTTGCTGAATCTGAGTATTAAAAATAGTCGTCATGTAAGTATCTTGAAACTGATCAGTTAACCTATTAGATAAACTGTCCGTTTCATCACTTGCAAAACGACTACTAATTTCTTCAAGCTGCTCTTCTAAATCCTGCAGCCTAGCTATTCTACTTTTAAAATACTCTGAATCTAGTTCTTTAGTGTAACCATCTTTAATAGCCTTACGTTTGAATTCTTCAAGAGTCATAGTCCAATTGGTACTGCCAACAGTACTTAATAATTTTTTGGCAGTGTCTGGATTAATATCATGATTGTCAGCATATTTTGAATACCAGATATTAGCTTCTTGCTCTAACTCGTACTCTAAACCAGATAATCTCGATTTTAAATTACTCTCATAATCGGCAGTATTCTGAAGTTCACGAGCCTTAATCCTAAGATAACGTTTATCCCAATAACTGAGCTTAGTCATCTTCATTACCATTTAGATTATTAAGATTGTCAGGATTAGAATAGCCATCTCGATTAACTTCATCATCACGACGATTCTTCATTTCCTCTTGCCAGTCATCAACGATTGGATTGGCCTTAGCAATAGACTCATCAGATGAATAGTTTGCAACTTGTGAAATAACTTGTGCATCTTCCAAACTATTGTGAATGGCTGTTCGAGTCCATTTTTGGTTAATCTTTCGACCCTCATAATCAGATACATTCAACCATTGCATAATTGCTCTAACCAACTCATTTAAGCTATCTCGAAAGTATGATTCAGTCATTGAGGCTTTGAGTTCCAAGTGACTATATAACATTTTGATTGCTGTACCCGTAGCATTATTGGTAGCAAAGTCTGTTGGATCAATCCCTTGTGCTTCAACAAACAAATCGGATTTAGTGATATCCAGTAAAGAATTTCTAGCCTCGGTTGGAATATCAATCGTTAACTTATCCAACCCCGACTTATCACCAGTACCAATGTTATCAAGTTTGATAGCCTTGTATTCTTTCATAGTATCCATCAACTCATCAATATCTTCACCACCATAATTAGTAAGCACAAGAATTACCTGTTGAACGTCATCTACATCGTTGACGAAGCCATTATAAACATTGTCGTAAACATCAATTAAGCCTTTGTACTTAAATAAATCAGGACGTTCATACTTATTTTTAGGAAACGATATAAAAGGAATTCTACCAAAATGATGTTCAAGAACGTTGCTACTCCCTAATTCATTCCCTGTACTGGCATCAAAAATAGGAAAACGATCATTCATTTGCAATAAATTATCATAATTAGAGGTTTCCGATTTAAATACTGTTACTGTTTTATCATTCCAATACTCATGCACACTATAATTCTTGCCAGTATCTGGATTTAATTCCTGGTACGTTCTACGAACAGCCAATAACTTTTTATCCAAATCACTTGAATAGATTGGTGTAACTTGACCAGGGGGGACAATCCCATATCGAAATTGATTATCTTTATCAATCCAATAATGAATCCAAGCAACACCGGCATTGGCAGCATCAACCACCAACTGATTCAAACGTAAATTGAAATTGTCGCCTAATGTGGCTTTAATATCCTCATTCAATTTATCATCTTCAACATCAATTGCAGGAGGAATAGTGGCTAAGTAACCAGCTTCTTGGTCAACTAGTAGTTGATGAAAATTGGAACTAACACGATTGTCAGCTTTTCTTAATGGTTCATCCTTACCATCAGGATTGGTCTTTGATTCACCATTATTGCGGTTCGTGATGTCATTCTTATTAAAGTAATAGTTCAATGACTTTTGAAATCTATTAATAAATTCGGTTCTTCGTGGATCAGTTAATTGAAGCAGTTTCTTCATTTCTTTGATTTCCAAGGCTTGAATCCTCCTTTCCTAATAGTTGATTCAAGTGAATATCTTGTGGCATCCATAGCATGGTCATTACCATCAGGATAGCCAGCCTTAAAGTTTCCGTTTGAATCTCTTTCTAATTCATAAGTGCTGAATTCTCTTGCTGCATTCGGGCATTTCTTAGAATCAATGACTATCTCACGTAAATCCTGTAACCATTTATAGCCCTGATCACGGCTACCTGGTCCCTTAATAGCACCATAGACGTTCAATCCCATATCTCTATATTCAGCAATCGTACCAGGGGACGCTGAATCACCAATAACCTGCTTATTTTCTGGATCAAGTTTCTTAATCAAATCAACAGCGTTTCTATTCTTCAAACCAACCTGATAAATTTCATTGAAAATATATAATCTGTGATTTGCGACATCAAAAAAGGTCTCGACGTATGCTAATGGATCATGAGCAAAACCAAAATCGAGGCCTCTTTTGATGTTATCGAATAGTTGATATTCTTCTTTAGTAATTTTGCGTAACGTGATGTTGTCGAATACTTCTGCACCTGTCCCAGTTATTTCTCCTAAGTATTCATGATTGAAAGCCTTCGGATTATCTTTCTTTAATTGTTCCGCATCAGCCAGGAATTCTTTTCCTAGCCATTCTTTAGGAACTGATAAGTAATCAGATGAATGAATCAAAGTATCATCACGAGTGCCTTCTTTAGCCGTTGTCTGATTAACCCAACTATTGAGACTAGCTGGAGGGTTGTACGAATAGAAAGTAATGATATTACTACCACCACGATTTAGAGATTGATTCATTGAACGTATCTCAGCCCAATTTTTAAATTCATCAGTTTCTTCATAATGTTTAAACTTTGTATAACCATGTCTAAACTTTTGCGATTTAATCTTTCTTGGCTTATCTGCACCTTTAAATCGGATTTGTTGTCCTGTAGGAATATAGGTCAACGTCATAGGACTAACTGACTCTTTCCAATACTCTTCAACTCCCAAAGCATCGATTGCCCAAAGATACTGATCATAAACTGAATCACGTAAAGTATTTGCAACCTTTCTGAGTACAACCGCATTAGCTTCCGAATCTCGCATGATTCCAAGTACAACTTCAATTGATACAAAACTAGATTTAGTTGAGCCACGGCCACCTTTTAACCAATAATTTGAATGTCTATGGTTTTTAATATCTATGTGAAGTTGTCTGAATGATGGTGCAACCTTATTCTTGAGTTTTACTTGTCGTGCCATCTTCATCATCTCCTTCAATATCATCTATTATTTGAACAGAATTATTGTTAACTGATTCTTTTTCTAATTTAATTGTTTCAGCGTTATATTTGATGATCCTAGTCTGTTGCTTAGTCATTTCAGTTCTAACTTGTTGTAATTCCTGATCATAAGGGATATTCAGTATCTTAGCCTTATCTTTGATAGCCTTGAGTAATGAATTTCCAACGGCAGTTAAGGCATCCTCTAGTTTCAGTAGATCATCAAATTTTCTATATGATTGTGTCATTGAACCGGTTGGAGTAACTTCATTAACCTTGGTAACTATTTGATTTTCATTGTCGTCTTTAAATGAATGACGTTTCTGTTTGATTTTGTTATATGTTTGAACCTCAATATCGTCCATCCCATGAGCAACCTTACTGATGCGTTTAGTTATTCGATATTGCCGTACCTTTAACTGACGTATCTCAGTATTGATTGTTACTAAAGGATCATCAGTCACACCTTCAAATATTGCCCTCTCATCATCAGATAGTTGATCAAGCATGATTGTTTCATATTGACCGGTAGTCAGAGCATTCTTATTCCCAGGCGGTGCTGAGCCACCAGAATTACCCGCAGCATTCTTATTATCTTTGAGCGAATCAAAGGGAGCGCTCCTTTTGGATATCGGAGCGCTCCCTTTCAACTTGTCAGCCCATTTATCCTGGGACTTCCATTTACGAATAGTAGATGCTGATACTTCTAATTGTTTGGCAATGTCAACAAGTGGCTTGTCCCCCTTGGACTTGAGCCATATCGACATAGCCTCATCACGTTTAGGATTTCTAGGTCTAGCCACTCATCTTCACCACCTCCCTTTCAAAATTCCATCCGTGTTTGTTTCAGATTTTTTAACGCTTAGGTTTTTCTCTCTTCTTTTTCAAATCACGATCTAGATCACCAATCATCTTAGCTTCTTCCTTAGTCATGTAACCAGCCTTTGTGTGAATCATCTTAGCCATGTTTAACTTCTTCAAATGCTTCACTAAATGTCATATTCTTTTCCTCCAAAATAAAAAGACCAGCCATAATTGACTGATCTCCGCAATGGTCTCCGTAGAGATACCACCACTCTCTTATTAATAGTGTGAGTAGGAATCGAACCCACTAGTATGTCCACGTGGTTACAAACTGTTAACCTGCCACACTACTTATAGTCAGGCATGGAATCGAACCATGCACCATCATCGAATTTTAGTGTTACCCTTTGTACCACTGACTACCGTTGCTGTTTTACAAAAGAATCAATTAACGTTTTCCTTTATATTTTATGATTGCTTTCCGACAATCAACGTTCCGAATAGGAGTCGAACCTATAACCGTTCGGTTAACAGCCGAATGCTCTACCAATTGAGCTATCGAAACATAAGGCTGGTTAATTCCAGCCTAATAAATTCTTGAAGGAGTTTATAGCACTAATGTTCTATGTGAAAGTAACCAGCTTTCACAATGTGAGAATGAGGATTCGAACCTCAAGCTAAATTGGAAGGAAAAACATTTAAATATTGTTGAGGGAAATACTAATTATTTTTTTAATTTAGCCCACCCATGCGTTCTCACGAAATGAAGAGCGTTATCATAACTCTTCTAACAAATGAGCTCCTTTTAAGCGGTAGAGTAACCGCATTTCTTAATCTTTCGATAATACTAATATAACACTCAAAAACGTACTATTTAGTACATAAGTAGGACAAAAAGTAGACACATTTTACTCACAGGTCAATATTTAAGTGAAAGACTACAATTTTCTTGGTTTTTAAAAGATAGTAATCGTCCTCCTCTATATGCTTCTGCAAATTGTAATAACCCTTCACTCAACCTTCTTTCAACAGTTTTATTTGCATTTATACTTCCAAACACTAATCCAGCTATATCTATTTTCGTATGTAATTCTTTAGACATATATGTGTAATAAATTACTTCCATACACTCCCTACTTAAGTTTGACACAGCTTTCTCTATCTCTTCAATTTCATCGATTGCTGATATAACATTTACATTTTTAATTTCCTTAGAATTTCCAAACACATTATTTCTAGGCATTCCAGTTATAGCCGGGGATTTTGTATCTGTTAGTGACAGACCTGAAATCCTGGCTAGATTACGATACGGATTCAAAACTCTTCTAGCGTTCTTTTTTGTTTTCTTACTATCAATTTCTGGCAATAAATACAAATCGGCCACTCCCCGTGATATAATTGATTTGTAGGAACCAATTAATTAGCTGCTCACTTTGTGGGTGGCTTTTTTTGTTTATTTGTTTTCCTCTTCTTTAGCATAGAAAACAGCAAGGTAAAGGATTCTCGACACACAAATCAATTGTTCATACATATCTAACAACTCTTCTAAATCATCGAATGGATCAATCCCAACGTTGTTAATTTTTGACTGCAATTCACTAGCTTCTTTTAATGTCGCAGCATGTTCTTCCATAGATTCATCGTCTATAAAATGTTCCTTTAAAAATTTCTTATTCATTTCTCCACCTCAAATCCATCCATAATCGCATTAGTAACTAATTGCTGTTTCCTGGCCGAAGTGTCATCTACATCACCATAAAGCCATTTCCCAAACGCTATTTCTTCTTTGCTACTAAACTTTTGATCTGAATTTGGAGCCTGCTCCATATACGAAAGATACACCCATCTTTCAAGATATTCTGGATTTTCTCCACAGTCCTTGGCAACAAATTGATACCAGTCATCAAAGACTTTAGGCATGACAATCTTCGAATTTAATTCTTTGAGCGTGTTAGAAGAAATATCCCTAATTGCCATCAAATCCTTTTTCAAATCAATACTTGGACTATCAGCTCCACCAGTTAACTCTCTGATATCCATCAGTTGATCCATAATCTTTTCTTTATTCATCATCTTTAACCTCATAACCATTAATAATTGCATCAACACACATTTGATATTGCTTATGACTTCTTAAATCTCCACCTAAAATTAACCAGTCCCAAAAATCTTCTTCTACTCCATTCTCGTAAGAATCAAAGTTATCAGTAAACAGCTTGGTCAATCTCATTAGTGCCATACTCTGATCTCCACCTCGGCCTGCTAACCAAATATGAAATATCCTTGGCATGACTACTTTGGGATTTAGTTCTTTTTCTAATTGATTACTTAGTTCAGTAAGTTCTTTATAAGCTGATAATGAAACTTCTTCAAATTTAAGTTTGCAGTGGATTTGACCTGATAGCTTTTTTATTTTCTTTAGTCTTTCCTCATTCATCAGCGTTCTCCCTCAAGATTTCATCAATAGCACTGACTGCCTCCTGTGCATCATCTTCACGTTCTTGTTCATCATCAAATGGTGAAAACATTTTAAAGTAATCAACCATGGCTTTATATTGTTTGCTATTCATTTTCATTACATCCTTTATAAATAACTGTTGTAATAACTGATGGTTTAAATGTGTCATCTACAGTCTTCACATAATCTCTGTAGGATGTATACGTGAAACCTTGGATAGCATTGGTTTTAATGTTTTTAACATTATGAGTTCTCAGAAATTCATTTACCTCTTCATCATTATCATCATCAATAGCAACTCTAACGAACGTCTTAACCTGATTCATTTCTCTACCTCTACATAAGTCTTTTTAAAAATATCATCTGCAATTGCCCAATGTTCACCACTTACGCCTTCAGCAATCCAATAGTTAAGCCTTAGTTCAATCCATCCTTCTAATGTTTCGATTTGATAAGGAACGGTTTCATTAAATGACTCATCTTCAGGATCTAGCTTGTAAACTGTATTAGTTCTGATGTTATATCTATTAATCATTTCGGTGGATCCATCAAACTGCTCTGCTTGAATAGGAACCTTTTTTCTATACTTTTTAATCATTCCAATTACCTCTCAATGCCAGTAGAATCAAAATAACCATCATGAAGCCACTTCTTGATACTCCGATAACTGAACTAGCAAATATAAAATTAATTAAGGCACCTAGAAAACCAATTAGAAATACCCAGCCCCAAAAGTTAATTTTCATTTCTCTGCCTCCAACAACTCATTCCTATGTTTATTCCTTCTAGCATTCAACCGCTGCCACTCATCGTCTTCTCTATATAATTTTTTACCGATCATGTTATTTTGACGCTGAAGAATGTTGATGTAGTTAAGTTCTTTGTGCATGGCCTTCGCTATTTCTTTATTCTTATATCTATTTTCTCGCATTTGATAGACCGCTAAATTATCATCTGTCATTTTTTATTACTCCCAATTCATTCTTTTAGCAATTTCATATACGGCACAATTTATATTCTTTAGCAAGATCGTCCTCCTGCAAAATTGATTGAATTATTCTGTTCTTAGTCTGATCACTTAATTCTCTGTCAGCATTTTGAAATTCTTTTGGCATAGCATAAAAATTCTTTTGAATATACATAATCGCCCGAACGATGTTATGACATTCATCACTAAATTTTGACCTTATGTATGATTTATAGATTTTTTCATAATTCACAATCAAGCCCCCTCAATATCTTCTGGATAAACCTTTCTAATACAACGTTTATTAATTGCAACTAAATATATCGACTTGTATTCATCGTATGTTTGAACAATATCATCAGGATGAAAATCATCTGCACCAAGTTCAAGTGTCATAAATGTTTTTAGTTTTCGTACGCCCATTAGAATTCCTGTTTCGATTGCTTCCACTCTTTTATATTTTTCGATTTCGAGATAATCACCGGGTTCAAGGGTTTTAATATATTCATCTAGCGATTGAAAATTACTAGTAGGCCATTCAACTGTTTTTTTATTTAGGTGGGCTTTAATCTCTACCCTTGTACCAAAATCAAGTTTATTTTTCATTGCTTTGCCCCCTATCTATTTGGACGATTGCTTGAAATATAGGTAAGACTTGTTGTGGTACAACTGCATTACCTAACGCTTTAAGTCTGTCCACCCCTTCGGAAAGCCCATCATCATTTCGTTGAATTTGGCGGCTTGAATTGGCGATTGCTCGAGCGCCTGCAGATAGTACGTCATACGGATTGTTCCCGCCTTCCTTCCAGGCTTTATCCTTAATGCTCTGCGTAAACTTCCCAATACATCGTTCTTCGCTACTTTGATCCAAGCCGATCCATCGCTTGCTGTTGGAGTGGGCCACAATGAACGTTCTTTGTCTTTGGTGTGGCGTCCCGACGGCCAAAGCTGGAAGTATAAATGTCCTTGTTTCGTAGCCAACGCTTTCCAAGTTAGATAGCGTTCTGTCGAGCTCCATATTGGCGAAGTTAGCAACATTTTCTCCAACAACCCAATCTGGCTTGATTTCTTTGATAATTCTAAACATTTCCGGCCAGAGATCTCTGTCATCTTCCGTGCCTTTTCGCTTCCCGGCAATACTGAAAGGTTGGCAAGGGAATCCTCCGGAAATAACGTCAATTGCTCCAGGATCAACACCCACTTTTCTAAGTGATTCTTTATTTATTTTCTTAACATCGGGTAGAATCGGGATACCTTTAAAATTTTTCTTCAAAACTTTAACCGGAAAATCTGCCATTTCAGAAAGGGCAACCACATTAATACCAGCTGTTTGTTCAGCTAGAGCTACCCCCCCGATTCCTGCGAATAATTCAATTGCATTCATTTTTTAACTCCTCAAAATGGTAAATCGTCATCTGAAATATCAATTGGTTTACTGTTGTCAGCAAACGGATCGCTATTCGTTTGATTTGTGTTCGAATGCGTTTGATTTGTGTTTTGTTTCTGTTGGTCATCTGCACCTTTACCGCTAAAATCGTTGCTGTTGATTGATTTACTCTGCTGGCCATCTGTTGGCTTTCTGTCAGTTCTAGATTCAAGTAATGAGAAATTATCAACGACAACTTCTGTTACATAAACCCTGTTACCCTGCTTATTCTCATAGTTACGTGTTTGAAGTCGTCCATCAATTCCAACAAGCGTTCCTTTGTGCATTAAATTAGCAAAGTTCTCGGCAGCTTTTCGCCAAATAGTACAATTGATAAAGTCTGCTTCACGTTCACCTTGTGAGTTGGTAAATTGTCGATTGACAGCAACTGTAAAACTAGCAACCGCCGCACCATTAGCCGTATATCTCAACTCCGGATCACGTGTTAGGCGTCCTACTAAAACTGCTCTATTTATCATTGGCTTCCTCCTTATCTTCATCAGCTACTTTGCTTTCGATAAAGCTCATGACATCGACCACAATTTTGTTTTGTAAATCGCTGGTATCAATAGCTTTATCGTCCTCGTCACTACCTAAAATTTTTTCAACCGCAGTGATCAATAGTGTCGTTGCACCGGCTAGAAGCTTTTTACCATCGCCTTGAAGTATTGACGAAAATACGTCGCTATTCTCTACTGATAAAGCAATGTTTCCCTTGTTTGCAAAAGCATATTTCAACTGTTTAATTGCTTCTTTTTCGTCATATGTCATTATTCGTTATCCTCCAACTTGTATCTATAAATTAATGCCACAGCAATCTTCATTTGACGCAAACTTTTGAAGGCAAAATTGTCACGCCATTCTATGAACTCTGGTGTTATTTCTGGCAATCCCATTGGCAAACCATTACTTTCATCAACGGGGTGTCCTTGGCTATCTCTACCGTTAACGCATAACACCGCACCTTCAAATGTAAGTCCATCTTCATACGCTTCAACACATGGCTTAATTCGATCGATAACAAACTGTGGTAGTGATACTACTGGTGTTTCTTTATAATCAAAAATCTCTTTTGAATCTCTTTTATATTGAACAATTTCACTTAATTCCATTTTTGGTTATCCCCTTGCTAAACTTTTCTTTGATATGTTTTTCCGTTAACGGTAACTTCTTCATAACTCTCTATTTCTCCACTGATAACCGTAAATACGTCTTTTTTACCTTGGCGATCATAATAAATTTCTATATCTGGATCATGCTTAATATTTGCTATCGCCAGTAGGATATACAGGTATCTCAAACAGAACTCTTCACGACTACTGGCACTGTTCAAAACTTTATTAAGCATTTCATCTAATTCACTTAACTTCTTTCTCATGAGTCCACTCCTCAATTAAAATCTCAGTACGTGGGTGCTCGTCATAGTCCTTCTCAGTGTCGTGTTTAACTATTTGTCCATCGTCAAACCAAGCCTTTACTAAGCCGTCAAATACAGCCTTCTCGTAGTTATCTAAGTCTGGCTTAACTGTGGGTTTCACTTCATGATTAGCACGACGCTTGTGCTCTGCTCTGGATAGTCCTTTTTGAATACGTCTGTAAAATCGTATGTGAGCGACTAACGGCACGCCCCTTTCAAATAGCTGCTTGTTGTGATATTTGTCCCAATACAGGATCTTGATGCCATTCTTGTACATTCGATACTTAGAACGTGTGTAGCCCTTACTTCCAGGTCTATTTGAATTAAAGCCCGGTCTTGAGGCTGGTACTGGCTCACCGTCAATCACTAATTTCAGTTGATTAGTCAAGTTGCACGTCCAAAATATGTGGGTTAGCATCAACAAGCTTTTTATCGATACGTCTCTGAATGTGATTGATCAAAGAAGCAGCTAAAATGATGTCGTTATTTAGTTGAATATCACCTTGAAATAGTTCGCATTCATCGTCTAAGGCTGTTAGATTCTCGAGTGTGCCATATAACTGCCCGTAAGCAGATTCAGCTACATCACTGGCAACAATCAATGTTTGATTCAAGTTATCGATGCTGTCACGTGAATAGCTTCGACTTGTGGGAAGCAGAAGCATTTTTAGCTCCGGTGTTAATTCCATATTTTTTTGTTTTAGCATTTTAATATCTCCTAATTATTTCTCATGTCGCTACCGCTAAATTTAATTGTGTTAGCAGCTTTTTTTGTCATCAATCGGCTAATGATTTTTGGATCATATAGTTGCTGTAACTCATGTCCTGTATTGTTGGTCGTAATAATATTTGTTTTGTTTTTTCGATAATCGGCAAAACGGAATAGGATTTTTTGAGCATAATTACTAGCTTCACTAGTCTTAGATTGCAAAGATGATTCACTACCCAGATCATCGATTACAAGCACGTCACAGTTCTTAACACACTCTTCCACCTTGTAGTTATCACGTTTTAAAAACTCGTCCTTAAATGCCATTTGAGAATTATTGACGAACATTGCAAAACTCAAGAAATAACATGATAGTGAGGTATCTTGACTGTTCAAACCGTTCAAAATGCTAACGGCTAACATAGATTTACCAAGTCCTGGCTCACCAGTGAAAAGAAAGTTGCCCGTTTCACCGACATAGATCCTATTAGCAATATTCTTAGCCTGTTTAAGCTCACTCGCTTGGTTAGGTGTATCAGTCTTAAAATCTGCAAAATTGTACTGTAAATCGCTGAAATCACTGACTAGCGAGCTTCTAAATATTCCTTCACGCTTGACTTGAATATTTTTTTTAGTAAATTCTATTGCTCGCCGTTCCTCACGTTTGTCCCGTTCAGAAATAACTTTTTTGAAGTCAATTCCTGAATAATCAACACCGTGTTTTAAAGCTATCTCACGGGAAACTTTATCCAATCCAAACATTGATTCCATAGCTACCCCCTAGTACGGCAAGTCATAGAGTGGTTTTCTACCACCCTTGTTGCCATTAAAATTATTTGGTGCGTCTGCTTTATCTATCAACTTGCCAAACTGCTTTCTAAGTTTTGAAGCAGATAAGATATTGTTCTGCCAGAAACTGTCTTGTTGACACCATCCAATAATTCGTTTGATATCGTCGTAAGAACGTGCATCACGTTCGTGCATTAGTCTGATGTCATTAGCCCATTTCTGTGTATCAGGTGGGTTCTTAGAATCAGTCGGATAGATGCTAGAGTTACGTTCACGGATCTTAGTTAGCAAGTAATTGGCTAGTTTCAAGTTAAGGTCGTCCGGTTCGTAAACACGCTTTGCGGGTTTCGAGTCGTGACTATCTTTATTAGTTTTGTTTATATTTCTGTCTTGTTTAATTAATGTGCTACTGTTATGTGTACCCTTATGTTCACTGTTATGTGTACTGTTATGTGTACTCCTATGTTCACTATTATGTGTACTATCTTCGTTATAAAGTACACATATCTTATAAGACGTGGCTTTACGATTGCCATTACTCTCAAAATCGACTAGTCCAAGTTGTTTAAGAACATTCCTGTTCTTATTGATACCTGACCGGCTCAATCCCGAAAGTGTTTCAAGCGTTTGATTAGCAGCAGTAAACCATTCTATCCATGAACATTTATTGTTTATCTGCAAAAGCGCGTAATATAAAGCAATTTGTCCACTGGATAACTCGGTTTTAAACATTTGATAATCTCTAAACGCCTGCAACTGTTTTAGGTAATTCATAAAGTCACCTCCTAGTCTATTAAGTCATCCATGCTGACAATTTTTCCTAATTTAGCAGTGGACTTACAATAATCACATTTACCGCATCGAGTAGGCTCAACACGTCCAGCCTTAACATCCTCAATATGGTTCTGGAACTTATCGATCTGCATTGCCGCCTCTTCTAATCGATAATCAGGAATTGAAATAACCATTTTATCTGGAACTTTTTCCTTTGAAACTGCCACTATATAGGGCGTTGTCTCAATATCAAATGTTTGTCTGATAAGTTCCCTATAAACATACATTTGAAGCTGATAGTTGTATTCAGCTACGAACGATTGCCATTCTCGATCTTCGTTGTTCCAAAACTTCTTATGGATATCTCTCGAAGTCTTTAAATCAAGGAAGTAACCACGTTTTAAATTCAAGCAATCAACTTTGCCTTTCCATTGGACTCCATCAATGAAACCAGTAACGATAGCTTCTTTTTCTCCTTGATATAGTCCCTGGAACAATGAATCTTCCTTCAAGGTATCGATCATATCTTCAGCTTTTTCAAATGGTGCTCTCAATTTCTTAGTTCTAGTCATGATCTCTGATTTGTGGTCATCAATGAACTTCTGATGTGATTCAGAGCTTTCAAAATAAGAATGAAGGTAATTACCAACCAAGAGTGCTTCATGGTTCATATCGGAGTATTCTCCGTTTAGCTCAGCCATCGTTTCAGCCTCACACTTCAAGAACTTTTTGAAAAAGGTTGGTGATTGATAATCCCAATCTGTCGAACGATCATAATAATTTTCTTGAGTTAAATCACTTGTTGGTGTCAGCATCGTCATCTATCTCCTTCTCAAATCCATCTAATACCTCTTGATTACTATTTTCTTTGGCCTTACGTGACGTCTTAGAACTTGTTTTCTTTGTATTCTTAGAAGATGAATCATTATTATTAATCAATTCAGATACATCAGATGCTGGTGCTTCATCTGTCTCGGTAGCATTGATATCTTTAATATCATTAGAAACATCATCAACAGTTTCTTCATCTGTTAAGAAAGCTGTTTGCATATCTACTGACATTGGACCCCATTTACCAATCAGGTTTCTTAAGACCGTCTTTAGCGCCATAGCATCAAAATCAGTTGCCCAAACTCCGGAAGGCTGTTGTTTACCTGACATTTTTGAGAATTTTTGACGGTGATCATCAATCATTGAATGTGTCCAAAATACTGTCTTTTCAAACCCATTAAGCAATTTGAAACTACCAACGTATCCAATAGGCTGTTCATCCTTGTCTCTATCTCTAAATGCTGGCGTATAGTTAAGTTCTTCAGTCAATGGATTCCATCCATGAAATTCATCTTTATAGACCGAAATGGCATTTAATCGCTTGTATTGTCCTGAACGTTGTGCTAATTGAATGTAGCCTTTATAACCCATTTGAGCTTGAGCTTTACCACTATATGGAACCAAATACATATATCCAAAGTTTTGATTAATCGGTAAATCAAGCGATGCAGCAACCAAAGCTGATGAAATAACACTTGTCTGATCAACGTTCTTTAAATCTTGATTACTATTAACGATATTCACGATTGAGGAAATGAATTGTGGTGCTTTCTTACCTAAAACATCATTGAATTTGCTCTTAATCGTATCTGATCTAACTAACTCTTTAACTGGTATTCTTGCTAAGTCCTTCATAATTAAAATTCCTCCGCTCTGTCTGCTTTAATATCGTCTTCCTTGGCTTTCTCTTCGTAATAAGAATCAGCCTTAATAACGCTATCTTCATCAGATAGCCAACTATCAAAATTACCCATTTTAAATTCCTCTTAACGTGTTAAAATAAATGTATAAATATTTTTTAATACCTTGGACTCTCTATTTAGTGGATAGAGAGTCTTTTTTTATGACTTCAGGTGTGCGATCTGTATAAGTATCAGTAGTGACCTTATCTGATTTGCCAAACAATGAATCAATATGCTTGTGCCAAAACTTTTGAACTGATTTACGTTTCTTATCATCAATATCAAATAAATTAAGAAAGCCGCCTTCTTCTTCGACAACTGAACCAATTCCTAAACCAATTACAATAAACATCCCAAAACCAAAAATTGCATCTGATGTAAACATCTGTATCACCTCCTAAAATGTGAATCTGTATGTGTATTTGTCTTGCTCTGAACGAATCAACTTGGCCTTTAGATCTCCTTCGGACCATTCAAAAATAATTTCTTCGGGTATCTCACTATCAAAAGTTTCTTCCATACTGTTAAAGCCTTGTTTAATCATCAATAATGTCTTTTCTGGTACTTGCTCAATTTTGAAAGAACTCTTTGCTAACTTTCTTTGACGTTTGTATTCTTCTGGATCAAACATATTTAAATTACCTCTGATTTCATAAATTCCTTTTTGTGTCGTTCAATAAATTCTTTGAATTCCTTTGGATAGAATTTCCAAGGCTTCCTTCTAGCTTCGGGAAAGTAAACGCAACCGCCATTATCAACGTCTAATTGATCTCGGTATCGTTCAAGCTTTGGAATTAAAGTATTTCTTGATTTAATTCCCGTAGTTTTAAGTGCCCACGATAAATTTTCAAAAGTATGATCCTTAGATTTTTCGGCTTGTTGTTGGTTATATTCATCTATTGGAGTTAAAACATAAGTTTCTAGTCCGTTACCAAAATCAATCATCATTGTTTTAGGCTCTTGCATTATTAACTTCTCTCCTTTCTAGTAAGGCTTCGGGTACTGAAATACCTTCGCTCTTTAAAATATTTGTAGCAGATAAAATCATTTTTAGACCTGTATCAAATAGCTCTAACGAATTACTTCCAATCGCTTTTTTGTTAGGAATTTCAACACTTAACAAGTTCATTAGATTTATAATAGCTACATCGCTCTCACTATCCTCTTGCTGCGCTCCAATTAGATCAGCTAGGCTATCTTCCCTATTTTTTCTTAAACTATTTAGATAAGAGCTTGGTAGTCTTAACTCGTAACATAGAAGTGCAAGTATGAAACGATCATCGCTATACTCTGAATTAGCTATAATCCATAAGTATTTGTCATCAACAAAATTTTTAGTGAACCATTCTTGTGCAGATTGTGGTTTGACATCACATAGAATTGCTATTTTTCTTTGACTTATATTTTTTCGATAACGTAAATCCTCAAGCTCTCTAAAAATATTTACATTGTTCAATTTCTATCACCTCCTTATGGACCTTTCATTTATAATTAATTTGAAAGGTGGTGAAATATATGACACGCGTTTATGCTAATTTGCTTGGTGTGTGGACTGACTTAAGTAGTGACCCAGATTGCGTTATTGGAAACAACCGTCAGAACCCTTCTACTTGGTGGGAAGAGGGCGCCGACATGTGGTATCCAAGAGCTCAAACCGATGAAAACACTTTGTATCAATGGCCTTATGTAATGCTCTCCTACAAAGGAACTACTTATCGTGTTTTCCCTTCGCAAATTCAGATTTTGGGAGAATGATATTTGCTTTTAAAATTCTGAATGTTTCATCTTTGTCGTCAAGAGTATTCTTGGCGGCTTTTTTTGAATAGATATAATCAATTTGATCTTTTATCTGTATCCAATCCCTGAATGCAAGCCCCTGAGTGATTTCTGCAATTTGTTTCAATTTGTCTTTGTTCATAAATCTCACCTCCTTAAACTGTCAAAGTTAGATATTTTTGACAGGCTGTATTTTTTTAACCTTGTGTTAACGATTAGGCATGGATGTGTTAATCGGCGTTTGTGTACTATTAAGATGTTGATAATCAGGTCCGCTGTAAGCCATGTACGACATCATTTTCAAAAAAAATATCATCAATTGATGTATTAAAAAAATCTGAAAAGTTCTTAGCTATGCTCACTGAAGGTACGCTCTTTCCAATCTCAATATCTCGTAAATATTGTCTTGATATACCAATCTTTTTAGCCAGCTCAGTTTGCGTTAAGCCTTTGGATTTTCTTAAAACAGAAATTTTGTTATTCATTTTTCCTTCACCTCCTTGTCAACTTTATCTTACAAGAAATATAGTAATACATATCTTACTGTTTGTAAACCATGTTTTACAAAAAGATTGTATTTTTTTGTAAACTATATATTACAATACTATTAGGAGGTGGAAAATATGCCTGACAAGTTAGGCTCTTATTTAAAAGAATTACGTGGTAAAGAATCATTGAGAGACGTTTCCAAAAGAACTAATGGAAAGATCAGTCATAGTTATATAGCGGACCTTGAAAAGGGTGTAAGCAGAAGAGGAAATAAGATTAGCCCATCTCCCGAGACGCTTAAAGTCTTATCAAAAGTTTATAATACTGATTACGATAAATTAATGAAACTTGCTGGATATTCGGACAAAGATTATAAAAAGAAACACGTTGATTTAGCTGATGACGACGTTATTATGTCATATGAAGGGAAACCTATTCCACCTGAAGATCTTGAAATAATAAGAAGATTTTTTAGGGGTGGAAAAAATGACAAATAATGAAATTAAGCCTTATTTGATGAACATTGCTCTTGATAATAATATATCCGTAGTCTTTTTTGATACTTTAGATCCATATACACCACCTGCGACTGATATAGAAGCCAGATGTATAGCCATGAACTCAAGATGGCATAACAAATCGGAAATCCCATTTCAACTGGCTCATGAATTGGGACATATATTATCTGGTCAACAATCAACTAAGATCCTCTATTTCACTCCATATAAGTATGGCATGGAGTTAGAAGCCAACGAGTATGCTATTTCCTTATTACTTCCAACATATTTGGAAGACAAAAATGCTTGGGACATAAATGTACATCAATTTATGGATCATTTTAGTATTCCATATCATCTCGAAGATATAGTTATTAGAGAAATAAAAAAATATTATAACCAATTGTACAAAAAGCTTATTTAAAAAATGTCCAAATACTGACGACATTAAAAGCTGATTAATATGTTATAGGGAGATATTTATGATGAAGAAAAGAAGTGTAGTTTTAGGACTAGTAACAATTTTACTAGCTACAACAGCAGTAGGATGTTCAAGTGGAAGTTCAACAAGTGGTTCTAACAATTCAAACTCATCTGCAAAAAAAGAAAATGGAATTACGATGGACCAATTTAACAAGATTAATCTTGATGAAAACAGCGGTACATCTCTTGACGATCTAAAAAAGGAATTGGGCAAACCTTCTTCCACATCAACAAGTACTGTTCAAACACAAACAGTTGATTTAAATACTTGGTCAAAGGGCTTAGGCAATTCATTAGCCGTTGGATTCTCAAATGGTCATGCCATTAGCAAACATATTAACGGACTAAAAGTAAATAGAAAAAATAAAATTACATTAGATAGTTTTGGTCAAGTACAAAATGGACAATCTGAGGACGATGTTAAAAAAATGCTTGGTGATCCAAATGGTATTAACACCTCTACAATTGCAGGTACTACGATTACGATTCTTACATATACATCAGGCCTTAAAGGTAGTCTCGGTTCAAATGCTACCGTTACCATTACAAATGGTGCTGTAAGTGGTGAAAGTCAATCAGGATTGGAATAATGAAGACAAATATTAAGCCTTAACTGGCTTTTTATTTTTGACACAAAAAGAACATATGTACCCCTAAGGCTTATATTTTTTGTCAAAAATGACAGTTAAAACATACAGCTTTGAAAGGAATGACAGCTTATGGCTTCAATTACTAAAAAGGATAACGGCAAATGGATTGCTAGAGTGTCTTTCAAAGATCAAGAAACTAATAAGTTTAAAACTAAGTCGAATAGCTTTAAAACTAAAGCTCAAGCATCTGAATGGGCTAGAAAAATTGAACTTGAAAAAAATGATACTGATTTGGCAAAACAAAACATCAGCTTCTTTAATTACTATACTTGGTGGGCTAAAACGTACCGTAAAAATAACATATCTCATGGATCACAATTAAGATATGATCGTGTAGGAGAAATTATAAAAAGTGAGTTTCACGACACCCCACTAACAGACATAACTAAGCCTAAATATCAGGAATTTTTAAACAAATTTGGCAAGGACTACTCTAAGGAAACGGTCACACGTCTTAATTCTTATATAAGGTCTATGTGCCTGGAAGCTATTGATGAACAAATAATAAAGCAAAACTTCACACGTAAAGCAAAAATTTCATTTGGTGTAGAAGCAAAAGAACCTGACGCTAAATTTCTTGAGCTTGATGATTTTGAAAATCTTATGAGTTACTCTATTGCACGATACTCATTTTCTAACACTTCACCGTTGATGATCTTTTTTATATGTCAAACTGGTGCAAGATTCGAGGAAGCTAGTGGGCTATCGTGGGAGGATATAGACTTCGATAATCTTCTTGTTTCTTTTAAAAAAGCATATAAAATTAATCCTCGGAAAGTTGGCCCACTCAAAAACAAATATTCATATCGTACAATATCAATTAGTCAAAAACTTGCTGATCTATTGAAACAACAAAAACAGGTTCAAGAAGCATACTACAAGGCTAACAACAAGAAAAATGAATATAACTTCGTATTTAGAAATCAACGACTAGAAAATCCAAGTAATAGAACTGTAAATGACATGTTAAGCAATATGCTGACAGAAATTGACGCTAAAAAACAAGTCAGTATCCACGATCTAAGACACACACATGTATCTTATTTAATCGCTAATAGCTATGATATTCTCTTCATATCAAATCGTATTGGACACGCTGACGCTTCTACTACCTTAAAGGTTTACTCTCACTTGATGAAAAATCTTAAGGATAAGGAAAATAACAACTTACGTACTCTCTTTAATTAG